ATTCCGGCTGTTCGGCTTGAAGCACAGCTCGACGTCGAACTCGACCTCGGCGCGCAGATCCATGAGCGACCAGGCTTCCTCGTCGTTCGCGGGGAGGATACCGGCGGTGGAGATGTAGACCGTCCGCAGGTTCCAGTTGTACTCATCCATTATGCGGCTGACGACCTTGTACTCGTTCAGGTATCGCCAGTCTGAACAGACGACGGTCTCATGCGGAAGGCCATCGGCGGAGACGAACGGGAGGTAGCGGGCTAGGTGCTCGGCGAAGACGTCCTCGTTCAGCGAGCGGGCGAACTTCCCGGTGGAGACGAGGAAGTCGCGGTGCTTGACCTTGAATTCCTCGTTGAAGAAGTCGCCGTCAAGGTGCAGATACGAGAGCATCGCGTTTGCGCACTCCTTGAGGGGGTCGGCGAAGTTGACCTTCGCGACGCGCTTCTCCGACCATTCCATGAGCCCCGAGGCCAGGGTATCCTTCCCGGCACGGGAGAAGCCCGCGATCAGGACGAGGGTGGGGCGGCCTTCGACGATGGTCATTTGGTCTGAGTGTCGAAGTCTCGGAGGATGCGGGACAGGCGCAGCGCCTTGCGGAACTGGCGGCCTGAGACGTTGAGCGCCTTGCGGAGGTGCCGGTGCTTGACGGTCTGGTCTCGGCGCAGGGCCTCGAGGCAGATGAGCGTGCGCGTCTGCTGGTCGCCCGTGCGGGCCTCGGCGATGAAGTCCCTATCCATTAGAAGGGCGGCGCCTCCTGGCTGAGGTCGGCGGCGGGGCTGGCCTTCGTGGAGCCCTTCGCGAAACCGAGCTTGTATTTGAACTGCGGCTTGCCCTGCCATTCGCCGTTCGGTTCGACGGTCACGGCGACGTCGACGGTCTGCCCGGCGGCTGGCTTGAGATACTCGAGGAACTCGGCGGGGGTGGCGTCTAGGCGCAGCTCGGCGGTGTACTTGCCGGAGAACTTGCCGACGAGCATGGCGAGGGCCTTGCCGTACTTGGCCGAGTAGTTCTTCGAGAGGCAGTTCCCCTCGACGTCGACGAAGAAGATGCGGGCGGAGACGGTGCCGTCCTCCCACGTCTTCACCTTCTCGAACTTGGGGGCGATGAGCTTCAGGCGGTAGTTGCCGGACTGCTCGATAGTCTTCAGCTGGGGGCGGTCGTTTGCGGGTTGGGTCATATTGGTATTAGGCGAAGGTTATGGGAGCAGGGGCGTCGGTCGGCGCCTTGTTCAGGTCGAGCGTCTGGATCTCCTGGGAGTAGCCGGGCCAGTCGTTCGACGCGAGGCAGGCCTTGTAGGTCTCAACGGCTTTGATGAAGTCGCTGTATCCGTAGGCCATCAGGTCGGGGCCAAGCTCGTAGACGGCGGTCTGGAGGGTCTCCTTCTCGACGCAGATGAAACGGAAGCCTTGGACGTGCTCCTTGAAGCCAGCGGTGTAAGCGGCCTTGTAGAAGTTGGCTTGCAGGTTGTAGCGGTAGGCGCGGACGGCCTTGAGGAAGCCGGCGGGGGACGCGTCCTCGCAGGTCTTGAGGTCGTAAAGGTAGCCATCCTCACCGACGGCGTCGATGGCGGCCTTGATGTTCGTGTCCATGAAGGAGGTCATGAACATGAACTCGGTGGCCTTGAACTTGAAGCCGTGCCGGTCAATGCAGCCGAGGGCGGCGGCCGCGATCTTGAGGGACTCGTCGGCCTCGTCAGCGCTCAGGACGGTCGTCCCGGGCTGGAGGGCGGAGGTGAAGGCCTCGTAAGCGGCCTTGCCGTCCTTCGTGCGGCGGTCGCAGACGGGGGCGACGGCGAAGGCGGTCTCGGCCTTCGGCTTGTCCAGGACGAGGGCGTGGACGTAGGAGCCGACGCGGAGGGCCTTGGTCTGCTCCCGCTCGGCGGTCATGTAGAGTTGGAAGTGGGCCGGGGACTTAAGCAGTTCCTTGGAGCCCGAGTAGTTGAGCGCCTCAAGGCAATCGTATTGGACGCGGTGAGGGATGATGTGGGGGGGGATGTGTTGCATGGGTATTGGTGGGAAAGGTCAGAGGGCATCGTCCTCCATGGAGGTATCCTCAAGGGCGAAGGTGATGGCCTTGGCGTGTTGCAGGGCTTCCTCGGCGAGGCGCTCGCATTCCTCGAGCTGATTGCGGAGGCATCGGAGGGTGACGACGGCGGCGTGGGCCCGGTCGTAGTAGGCCTTCACGTCGTAGGCCTCCGCGAGGGTGTCGGGGTTGAGGCGGTCAATCTCCTCGCGGGCGAGGTCGGCGCATTGGCTGACCCGGGTGTAGTCGCTGATCGTGTCGGCCCGGGCGGCGCGGTCGGACAACTTGCCCAGGGCGTCGGCGGACTGCATGAGGAGCCCGCGGATGTATTCGTGGTTCGTCATAGTCAGAAGGCGACCTCGGTGATGGTCTTCCCGTCGGTGAAGAAGAAGCGCACGTTCGAGCGTGCGAGGCTCGGGAGGGTGTTGCGCTTCCAGTCGGCGAGGTTCGCGTCGAAGACCTTACGGGACTTGGCGAAGACCTCGGCGTAGGGGATGCCGTCCAGGAGGAGCAGCAGGACGAAGGGATAGCCGGAGGAGGCCGCGGCTTTGACGACGCCGGATGGGACGAGAATTGGCTTCTTGACGGGCTTCACGGGACGTAGCGCAGATGGGTGACGCACCACTTGACGAGCTCGATGGCGACGATCGCGGCGAGGATGCCGAGCAAAAAGCCGTAGTGGCGCTCGTTCACTTGGTCAGGGGACGGATGCCCGGTTGGGAAGTGGCCGGGGCCGAGAAGGTCGTCGGCTTGGAGGAGGACGCGCCGTCGTCGTCGAGGTCGGTGGCGATGCCGCAAGCGGTCTGGATGGACTGCCGGCGGAGATAGGTGATGGCGCTGCCGATCTGCTGCGGAGTCAGCCCGTCGGCCTTGACGGATAGGCGGCCCGCCGGGAAGACGGTGCCGTCGATGTGGCGGAAAGACGTGAAGACCGTGACCTTGCCTTCCTCGCTGTCCAAGGTCTGGACGATGGCGAGGCAGTGCTTGGCGGCGACGGACTTGACGGTCTCGAGCACTTCCGCAAGTGAAGCGTAGCGGGACTTGAAGGCCGGGTTGACGCGGTCAGCGTGGACGTTGCTGACGTCGTTCAGGAAGTTGACGATGTCAGTGTTAGGAGTGTGGGGGTGGCTCATGGGAATTAGTCGGCCTTCGGTTTGTCGACGAGGGTCATGAGCTCGTCGCGGGCGATGCGCTGAAGGTCGCCATTGATGATCGGGTTGTAGTACTCCTTGCCGTTGTAGACGGAGACCTTGAGGAGTCGGGCCAGACGGTTGTCGGGCAGGATGACGTACGAGGTGCCCGGTACGGGGATGGGCGGAGGGACGAGGTGCTTCGTCGTTTGTTCGTTAGCGGGAATGCGTTGTTTCATTAGGGGGAGAAAGTCAGTTGATGGCGCCGCGGCGGGCGGCGTCCAGGATGAGAAGGGCGTCGGCGTTCCAGAGGGTGACGTCGACGGTGGGAAAGAGCTCGGCGGCCCGGGCCTTGAGTTTGTTCTTCCACGCGGTGGTCGTGAGTTCGCCTTTCGTGCCGCAGGTATGCGCCTTCTGCCAGATCGCGGGGCGTACGCGGTGCATCTTCCAGCCGAGGCAGACGGCGGCGCCGTAGAGGACGCCCGTATTCCACATCAGTTTGCCGATGGCCGAGCCCGGGATGTTCTTGCCCGCGAAAAGGGGCGGCTCCTCAAGGTAGCAGTCGATTTCCTTCGCGGTGTTGGAGACCTCGACGAGGAAGGAAACAACCTCGTAGTCGGTCTCCGGCATCTTCTGCACCGTGACGAGCCCGTCCTGATCCAATAGGGCGAGCCCGCCGTTCACGCCTGGGTCGATTGCTACAATGAGGGCCACGGACAAGACCCTTGCAGGCGTGCAAACTCCTTGCCAGAAATAAACTAGCGACGGACGAGATTGCCGACGCGTACGGCGTAGGAGGCCCGGGCGGCCGGAGCGTTCGACAGGCGAAACCCTATGCTCGCGGCGCCGGTGAAGCCGAGGTTCCAGCACAGGGCCAGACACTCGGGGGATGGGTTAGGTATGCCCCGGGCGGTCAAACGGCCTCTGAGGGCACGCAGATAGGCAAGGGCGACCATGTCCTGGGCAAGCGGGGAACGCCACTGCCAGCGGGGGAATGGCTCGCGGCCTTCGCGGAGAAGCTGCGCGTTGCCATCGGCCCACGCCTCGGGGTGCATTTGGTAGAGCCCGAGAGCCGCCCCGCCGTCGCCACGCTGACCGCGCTCGCCGCCCTCTACCTGACCGATCGCGTGGAGGATGCGGGCGTCAGACTGGGCGTTGGCAGCGCAACCGAGCAGGAGCAGGGCGACGATGGGCACGGGGCTCACGGGCGGCGGGGGATGAAGGAGCCCTCGATGGTGACCTCGGCGATGCGGTAGGAGAAGGTCAGCCCGATGCAGTCGCCGGCCCCGACGTAGGGCTTGATGGAGACGGCGTCGGCGCCGTCGGTCGCCATGAGCACGGAGTAATCGCGGATGAGGCGCTCGACGTGGGGCAGGGCGAACTTGGCGCGGGCGTAGTCGCCTGTGATGATGCGCTCGTTGATGTGGTAGACCTCCCCCGCGAGGGCCGCGAAGGCTGGGAGGTGGCGGAAGTGGCCGACGTCGCTCACGGCTGGCCTCCCTTCTTGGCGACAGTCCAAACCCAGATTGCTTCCTTAAAGTTATTTGCGTCAGTCTCGTCTCCACTTGACCATAGACTGAACGCCTTATCCCCTGCCTTGGTCAGCCGCTCGACCTCGGCCTTGAGGCGGGTCACTTCATCGGCCATCTTAATCCCGACTTCGGAAGCCAGTTTAAGGCCGTCAGCGAGTTCATTCACATCGGCCTTGAGGCGATTGTTCTCAGCGTGTAGTTCATTCATAACTTCCCACCAAGGCCTTCCGTAATCAATCGGCTCGCTCACGACTGGCCTCCTTTCTTTGCCTTGAGTCCAAAACGAACTCCTCCGTTTTTGTATGTCTTGAAGTCACCCTTGGCAACGCATTCGCAAATAAACTCAACCATTTCTTGTGCTTTTTGCTTTTGGTATGTGACCTCGCTTTTCATCTCCTCGACCTCGGCCTTGAGGCGGGCGTTCTCGGCCCAAGCTTTGACCATCTCCGCCCACTTCTCGGGCTCGACGGGAATGAACTTAGCCACGGTAGCGTTCCTCCATCTCGCGAATGACGCGCTCGTTGTGCAGGGCGACGGCGTGGGCCCGCTCGGCCTTGGCGATCCAATGCGTCCGGCTCTGCTGCGCCTCCTTGATGGCGAGGTCGGCCCGGTCGGCGTAGGCCCGCAGGGCGTCGACCGTCACCGCGAGGGTGCGGGCCGTCGTCCAGGGGCGAAGCCACCAGAAGCGGGGCAGGGTGCTTGCCTTGATGATGAACATATCCGGATGGTGCGAGGCAGGGTCGGGCATCAGCGGGCGGAGTAGGGGGCGCGGGGCTGGACGTTCGTCCACTTGATGCCGAGCACGTCGAGCCAGTTGCGGAGCAGCGGGACGGAGATGCCCAGGGCGTAGGCGGCGTCCTTCTGGGTCTTGCCGGCGGCGTTGAGGGCGACGAGGCGCGGGTGCTGCTGGACGAGGCGCTGGGCGAAGTCCGGGCGGACGGCGCGGCGCAGGGCGAGCGGACGGGAGTTGACGGTGATCACCGTCTCGGTGGCGGAGGTTTGGCGGGGCATGGTGTTTGGTTGGGTGGGAGATTAGCGGGCGATATGCCAGCAGAGAATGGTGACCTTCGGCTTCGAGTTGGAACCCCTGTCGCGGTACTCGACGACCTGATCGTAACGGGCGCAGGCGTCGGCCTTGGCCTTGGCGGTCACGAATTGGTTGAAGTCGCTAGACGTGGCCTCGCTGGCGAGAACGACCAACTGGCCCCGGGCATGGGAGATGCCGTAGAGGGCGTATGAGCCGCGGCCGCGGATGTAGGTGTAGTCATCCTTTGACGAGCGGGGGGACGTGCGGAAGGCGATGACCTTGCGCGTGAGGAGGTCGACCATCGCCTTGTCGGCGACCAGTTCGGCCTTGGGTTTGGTGGGGGTGGTGCTCATGGGTGGGTGGGAGATTAGTAGTTGTTCAGGATGTCGAACAGGTTGGGGCCTTCAGCCATGGCGAGAATGTAGGCCGCCAGCGCGAAGCCGGCGAGGAGGGCGAGGAGGAGTTTCATGGGTGTATTGTGGGGATGATGGGTTAGGCGGCCATAAAGATCAGGCTGCGGACGGTGTCCTGCGCGTCGTCGATATTGTCACCGAACGAGCGACGGAGATTGGAGTCGAGGCAGTTCAAGTCCTCGCGCATGGCATCAAGGGCAAGGTTGGCAGCGTTAAGGCATTCGACAGCCCCGACGGACTTGAGTCCGTGGGCTCCGATGATATGACGGGCCATGTCCAGGTTGTCGACGACCGCGGTGGCTGAGGTGCGGAAGTTGCGGTCATGGCGGAAATCGACGCACCGGGTGATGCGGTTGAGTTCTTCGACGATCCAGGTGCTTTCGGTGGTTTGGTTCATGGGTGGTGTTGGTTGGAACGCCGACACCCTAGGCTTCCAGTTTTATTCCGTCAAGGCTTTTGCATAAGTTTCCAAATGACCCCTTCCAAGCCCCCGTTTGGAAACCCTAGCCAGCCCAAGCCATACCCCATTAGACCCCTCTGGCTTGCCCTAGGAGGCGTTTTCTTTCCTTAGACGCAGGAAGACCGCCACCCCCACCCCTAGGCACCCCACCGACAAGGCCCACCCTAGGTCGCGGCAGGTCTTCAGCGCCATCGTCGCCACGCTCAGGTTCCGCTCAAGGTTCTTGTCGTCTGACTTCGTGCCCGCGTCGGTGATCAGCATGACCATCGCGTTCGTGTCCTGGAACGACCGCAGGACGAAGTCGCAGATGTACGCCGAGCAGGCCGCCGCCACGAAGGCCGCGAGCACCAGCCCGCAGACCGCGAACAGCAGGTTCTTATCGGCGCTTGGGCTTGGCTTTCCCGGTGGCACGTTTGACTCCTTTCGTCACCTTGGCGACCTCGGCCTCGCCCTTGGCCTTAACGTACTTGAGCAGGTAGTCCAGACACTCGGGGGCCGCGTACCCTGCCGCCCCGACCGCCGCCATGCGGAGACCCGTGCTGTGGATGTGGTCTTGCACGGCCATGCCGACCAAGGCCGCGGTGATCGCGGCGGCGAAGACCCGGCGCACGACCCACCCCACCGTCACCGGCTCCGTCGATAGGAGAAGCCGGGCCGTCATCGCCAAGCCGCCCAGGATGGACGCCACGACGCCGTCCTTCAGCTCGGGCGGGATGTCGTCGGGGTTGACCGGGGAGGCGCTCATTCGGAGATGCGGACTGGTGTCGTGTGTTTCCCTTGCACGACGCGGCGGTAGTTCTGCGACCAGAGGACGCGCGAGACGACCTTGCCGATGCGGTCAATCTCGGCTTCGCCTTTCCTGTATTCTTTGCTCTTTGGAGGATGAGCCGTGTATTGAGGCAGTGCAATATGAAGTGCCTCATGAACTATAGTCTCAATTTCGCGCCTAGGTGAAAGCCTTGGATCTATTTCTATTTTTGGAGCCTTAGGGTCGGTGTATGCCTGACCCCATGCCCGCTCTTTCCCAAGCGGTCGCCAAACGACCTTAACCTTTTTGGTCTTCTTGCGGGGCATCGGGGCAGGCGGGTTGACGGAGGCGCAGCCAAGCCAGCAGCACGACCAGGAGAACGAGCCCGCCGACAGCCGGCAGGAAGTACGGGGAGTTGAAGACGAAGGGCAGGGCACCGATGGCGCCGCCGATGATGAAGGCCGCGCCGGCCCGCAGATACTGACCGAGCAGGGCCATCGCCAGCGCCGCGAGGAAGCAGATGCCGGCGGCCACCGCGAAGGCGTTGCGGACGCCCTCCGTTCGGACTTGCTCGACCTCGGCCTTCAGCGCCGTGATCTGCTTGTTGGCGTTGTCCAGGGCGGCCTTGTTCTTGGCGGCGTCCTGCTCGGCCTTGGCCCAGTTGGAGTCGATGACCGCGAGCAGTTTCCGCCCGGCCTCCTCGGCCCGCTTGTATTCCTCGGGGTTCGCACGGGCCACGCGGGCACGTACGTATGCCAGGGAGTCGGGGCTAGGGGCGGGCAGGAAGGAGAGGGCCACGCCCGTCTCAGCCTTGACGACCTCGGGCTTGTCGGCGTTCTCGCGCGCCACGGTCACGGCGGCGGCGACGCGCTGGTCGGCCTTGTCAATCTGGTCGCCGACCTTGGCGAAGGAGTCAGCGGGCGGGGTCGCCGTCCCCGTGCCGGTGGTCTCAGGCGTGGTCGTCGGACACCCGGTCAGGGCTAGGCAAGCGATGACCAAAATACGACGCATCGTAAAATGGTCACTTACCCTTGAGGGCGTCGAGCAGCTTCTTGCCTTCGTCTTCCGTGCGCTTGAGGCGGGCGACGTTGTTGCGATAGAGCAGGGCGCCACCGACGGCGCCGGCGATGAAGGAGAAGGCAGAGGCGAGGAGCAGGGCGATCATAAGGTCAGGAGAGTTTGGCTAGCAGGGCCGCGAGCTGGGCCTCGAGCTCCGCGATCCGCTCGGCGTCGGTCTTGACGGGTTGCTCGGACTTGTAGGCCACGCTGACGAGGTACTCGTCGGTCATCTCCTCGTTGCCGAGCACCTTGCGCCCGTCCTCGCAGGTGATGGAGAGGCGGTCTTCGGAGCGCGTCCAGGTCCGT